TGTGTAAGTTTTATTATTTATTTTGAAATGTTTTCTACAATCATTACACAACATCCAATAGTGGATAGTCCCTGCTGCAGTTACTACCTGTTTATTATGCCTCACATTATAGTTAGTGCATTCAGGACAGCAGAACTTCTCATCTCCCTCCATTACAGCATAATTAGTAGCAGGAGCTGCATAAGAATTTAGCTTATTAAATACAGCTTCAAGTACAGTGACATCCATCTTACAATACTCTACCATCTTATCCATAGCTTTCTGATCTTTCTTAAATACTATATCTTTCCACAGGTCTAGTCCCCCTGTATCCATCTTCTGCCCTACTCCTAAATACTTAGCTATATAGTCTAGTTTATTTGAGTTAAAATTAAAGTACTTTTTAGCCCATTTAAGAGTATCTATAGTCTTTGGTGAGGTGAATACATCAATACCATGTAATAGAGCTCTTGTGCGTATCCATTTGAGATCAAATCTATCCCCATTATGAGCCACAATTTCTGTAGCTTGAGCCATAACTTTAAGGAATGCCTTAATCATTGCCTTATCAGATTGCTTTTTATCCCAAGTTAGGAACTGTACATCCTGCTCATGCTCCCATTTGTAGCAGATGCAGATAATTGCTCTTTCGTGGATGATGTCACCTGGATTAATAGTTAGGTTATAGCCTGCCCTCCAGCAGACAGAAACGTTGAATGATGTCTCAATGTCAAAAAACAGTCTTTTTCTTACCATAGTGGTGTAAACTTACAACAAATATTTGTCTTTTGTAAATTTAAATAGATGTGATAGCAGTAAACCTATGCCTACTCCCACAAATAATAGACTAAGATTGCCTCTAGGTCTAGGTTGTGAAGCCTTAGCCTGTGCTTTCTCTACTATCCTATCTTTGTAGATAGTTTTTATCTTAAGTTTAAACTCTCGCTTTAATTCTATTTTTGTCTTAGGAACATAAGTTGTTCTATACTTTATAATAGTATCCTTAGTAGTGATGAACTTCTCCCAAATTATATCATTATTAATTATAACAGGGATAGAATCTAAAGTTGTTATTCTTATAGTATCTCCTGTTTCTTCACAGGTATATCCTTTCTTAATTGCTTTATTGAGATGATATTGAGCAGAGCAGCTGCTGAGTAGTAAGATTATAGCTAAGTATCTCATCATTCTTTTATTTCAAAGTGCATCCAATCGTAGTTCTTCTCTCTACCCAAAGATATAAATCCATGCTTGTAAAATATATCTATCATCTTTTGATACTCAGGTCTTGCAAATCTAGCAGTTTTCGCTGATTCTTTGAGTAGATTTCTAGCAGGATCTAGGTCTATTGCTATCCCCCATGAATGCATGGATAAAGCTGTACCTCCCCTCATCTTTCTATAGTTGAAACATCCACCAAATAAATCAATCCCTAACTCTTTAATCTTCTCGTATCCATACTCAGATAATAGCTCACAGAATACAGCTGTAAAATTAGAAGCTACTAACTTATGGCACATCATAGTATTGACAGTGCTGTCTAAGTCCCAAGCAATTCTCATAGGATAAGGTAGCTTAATCTTCACTAAGTATCCTGCTCCTGTTACATTAGCAGTACCGTATTTAGATGTAAGTTCCCATCTAGTCATTTTATTTTATTTATATCATTCTTTATCTCAGCACTTCTAGCTAGCAAATTCTTTAGTGCTGACCATAGGTCAATGTTCTTAACTTGCTTGTATGACTCATTGATTGACATCACCTCGATGCTGGATAACACTAGTGCAACCACCTTTGTCAACATAAATGGTACACTGAAAAAAGTTAGTATGATATCATTAAGTATAAATCTATCTATCAAAAAGAACATAATCACAGTAACTTCATAGAGTGCTAACTTGCTAATGATAGCTGAGAGCTTTCTGCTAGTTATTTTATCCCCTATCTTCTTAGCTTTCCAAATACCTGTGATAGTATCAATGCATATTAATACTCCAATCATTAACAGGATGCCACTTATTGGTAAAAAAAATGCAAAGCATATAGAGATAAGAGTCAAAAGTTTGGATTGTATTGATATTAGTAATAGTGATAGTTGTGCTTTCATTCGTTTCCCTCCCATTGTAATGCTAGAATAAAACTTAGATATCCTATCACTGTAGCTCCTGCTAACTTAAGATATATATCAGGCTCACATACTAATGATATGCCTGTTAAGTATCCTAAACTGAATACTATAATTGATAAGACTCCTGAGTGCTTCATATTATTAAGATTGAATTATTGTAACCATTGTTCCCTGCACCTCCACATAGACCATTGCACTCTAGCAAGCCATTAGATAAACAGCTACATCCATCAATCATAGGTCTAAGGTCAGTATCTCGGTTAGTAGTACCTGTGAATATTGGATACAAAGCTCTATTTTTAAGTAGGTATCTTATTAATCTTTGCTCAAAGAATGCAGCCTTTTGTGCATAGTGTTCCATACTGAATGCTATAGTACCTCTATCTACAGATGAGCTGTTATCTCCAAACTGAGTCTGTAGACCTTTATTCTTTAGCTGTAGAGATAGACCAAATACAGCATCTTCTGCTGCTCTCCATGCTATAATAGGCTGAATGAATGTTACTAAAGTCTCTTCATCAGGATCTAATGTCTGATCATTGTACTTAGTTAGCAAGTCATTGTAGAATGTAGTACCTAAAATAGGCATGATTCTTAGCTGAGCTTGAGTAGCTAAGTAAGGAGTAACATTATTAACATCTACATTAGCTGTGATGGGTGTGTTATTCTTTAGATAAGTTTCTGTTATAAAGTATAGCATCAGATTGTTGGTGTTGGTGTATCATTCAATGGAGGTAAAGATGCTAAGGCTCTAATCTCATTCTTAGACATATTCTCTAGTACTTTAGCAGCGATTGCAGGATTCAATGTATTAAGTGCATCATTAGTCTTAGATGGATCTCCCTCAAGCTCTACAATAGCCTCGTTAATTATCTGATAGTTATTGATTGTAAAATCTGCATCTATCTTAGCTATGAATAGTAGCTCATTAAAGATATCAGATACCTGGTCTCTTAGTGGCATAACTACATTTTTCTCAAATATGATGTAAGCCTGCTTAATATCTGAGCCATTACCTAGTGAGCCTGTAGTACGGATTCCCATAAGTATAGGATCTATAGTGTGACTAAAGCAAATCTGCTCAGTGTTTAGTTGTGATGCCTCTTGAAATAGACTATCATTACCATTAGTAGGTAGTGACTCTATCTTTGGCAGTTGGTCTGCTGAGTTAGCAAAGAATGCCACAGCTTTACCTGCATTAGCAGCACCTTTCAATCTATCAATAGTATTTCTTATCATGTTTTTCTCCTCCTCAGACTGAGGTCTTTTAGGAAACATCATAGCAAAGCTAGGAAAGACTGAATTTTGGATATTACTTTTAGCAAAGTAGCTAAGTTCACCTGATAAGAATGCAAAGTTTAGAGCTGAGGTGTAGGTAGGTAGTGGATAATAATCCTGACCAATACTCTCTACCTCATATACAAATAACTGCTCATAATCTCTACAGGTAGGAGTATATCTTTTTATCTCCTGGACTCCAATTCTAGCTGACCAATCATCACAAATATAATATCTCTTACGGTCTAAGTTTACTCTAAGTTTCTCAGGTGATAGATTGACTATCTTTGTGAGCTTCATCTTATCATCAAAGCATAACTTAAAATATACTCTATTATGCAGGATGAGTTGCTGAGTTACTGCAGGAACTATCTTTTTTATGTTTAATTTTCTCTCTAGTGTATATAGCTCTAGCTTATCTTCAAGTGTAAGTCTATCTGCCACTATATTAAATCCACCTCCTACAGCTGCATTCACTTTATACCCTACAATAGAGCCATGTAATGGACTAGAATAGAAAATTTGATTAATCAGTTCAGGGAATAAATTGTCCTGACCAAAGGGGATGTATCCATTAGTCTGATTCCTACCATTAACATAAGGTAGAGTAAGATTTGCACCTCCCACCTTTAGGAATGGAGTAGAGAATGATTGATATCCCTCTACTATTTCATGCTTTACTGTTTTGAAAAAATCTTTTAATGCCATAATTACTCATAAATTGATGATACTATTGGTCCTGATACTACCATCCTGCCCTCTTCAATCACTACTCCTGTAGAGTTAGCAATAGTTGGAGGTGTGGTACTTGACTCATAGATACTATATGTATACTGTCCTTTGATTAGTTCCAAATCTACAGGCTCATCTAGCTCAAACTGATTGAATCTTTCAGGATAAGCTGATAGATCAGCAGTGTAGAATGTAATAGGTGCGGACAGCTTGTCCATTTCATTCTGAAAAACAAATAAATAATAAGGATTAGGCAGTGTACTTACCTCAGTTAGGGTAAGGATAATCTGATTGACCTCATCTTTTTTAATGTATATCATATAACTATATTATACTAAGGTCAAAAAATGTTTAAAAAAAAAGCTCTACAATATGCAGAGCTTTAATTATTAGGGTGTTAAATCTTAAGTATTAGCAGTAACTTGACCTGTAGCTATTTCATATGCCAAGTGGTCTGACTCCGCCAAAAGTGTAACGGAATATTTAGATCCATCAGCACGAGCTGTGCCTGATCCTTCACCTGTAGCAGTTAATTGTAGATTTTCAAAGTACCAATATACCTCATTAGCATCTTGAATGATAGCAGATAAATACTGCTGACCTGCTCCAAGTACATTGATAGCTTCAGACTTAGCTTTATCTCTACGATTGAACATAAGAGTAATAGTCTGAGTTACAAATGTAGAGCCATTGATTAGGTCTATTGCACTATCTTCAGTATAGTTACCTGTATTTCTATTAATTTCAAATTCAGTATAAATAGGGCTAGATGTAAGAGTAGTTATTTCCCATCCTGTAACAACAGCAGCAGTAACATTTTCTTGCTCATTTAACCATATCTTTCTAATCCCTCCTGTGTTGTTCAAACAGGATTTTGTAATTGTTTGTAATGACTCACAGCTCATTGTATATGTTTTAAGTAAAGGGAGCTTTCACTCCCTTAGATTTATAAATTAGTTAATTAAGATGCAGAGTTGTAGAATACAATCTCATTACCATTAACATGAGTAAACCCTACTTTCATATTTGCACGAGTTCTGATAACAGGCTCAGCAATAGTATCAGCTAAATTGATAGCTCGTAATGCTTTACCATCTCCCTCTGCATCAAATGCATAGATAAAATTACTTCTAGGTGAAGCAACGATTGTAGATAAACCTAACATACCTGGACATAATACCATCTTAATTCCTAAGTAAGTAAAGTCTAGAGCTTGAGTTAAGTTAGCTTGAGTATTTGATGCAGCAACAGCAGCACGATAAGCAGTAGCTACAGGAGATGATACATACAATCTCAACTCCTCTTGATTAGCAATTACAGCAGCAGGAATTGCAGCGTAAACTAAAGCTAATTTAGCAAGTACATTTGATGGTGTAATAGCTACAGGAGATCCTATTTCAATTACATTAGCTGAATCAGCTTCTAAAGACTTCTTGTATCCATCACATAAAGCTAAAGCAGCAGTTTCTGATTCAGTATCACCTGACCAACGTAACTTCTCTACATTCTCAGCAATAGTCTTAGACATCTCATTCCAATAGTAATCCATGAAAGATGCTACAGAGAAATCTCCATTAGATCCTTTAGTCATTTGTAATGATACAAAAGACTGCTCTAGGTCAAACTGACAAATTTGTGCCATTGCAGATAATCCACATACATCAATCTCTACAGATGCAAGGTCATCAGTACTAGCATTCCATCCACAGTTCTCTGCCTGCAATACCTGTCCAAAGACCACATTAGAAATCTTAGTCTTAAATTTAACACCTGGTAGTGTACGATAGTTGTCTACTACTTCCTCATTCAAATAAGCTCGGCTGTAAAATGCTTCGCTGTTAGCTTGTAATAATGCACTAGCATCAATGTCCAAGTCAAATCTTAATTTTCTACTCATTTTTTTTGTTTTTTATTTATTAGTTATTGTTTAAAAATTTACTTACCATGCTGAATTTATCATGCTGTGATAATTTAGTAGCTTCTACTTCCACTACTTCCTCACCCTCAGACATTACTTCCTCAATATGATTTCTTAGATCAGCTATCATTGCTATAATAGCATTGATTTGCTCATCAATTACAGGTTGTACTATAGCTAAAATAGCTTCAGCATCAGCAGCAGGATCAATAGCCATCTCTTCTGTGGCAGGTGTCTCTGTAACTACTTCCTCTTCTACTACTGTCTCTAGTGCAATCTCTTCTGTCATTGCTTCTTCTTCAACAACAGGTGCATCTTTAATCTCGGTAACTTCTCCATCTACTACTATGTAGATTTTGCCCTCAATTAGATGCTCTCCATCAGGTAACTTCATATTATATTTATTTATTTGATTACTTAGTTTTAAGCCTAAGAATCCCTCTATTGAGAATCCTATCTGCTCATTCTTTACTAGCTCATTATAGTACTCTTTATCAGTTACCTGAGCTGTCACCATTAATGTGCCTTTAGGTACTTCAATACCATAACTAGAGTAGGCTTTATCTTTCTTAGGATCTTCTACTATCCATGCCTCAAGTACATAAGCAGGAACTGTCTTATCAGTATCATGCTCTAGGTTAAATACATTCCTATTAGATAAATCTTTCATGAATTTAGAATGTATGTTTTCTATGGTCTCAACTGAGAACTGTACATAATACTCATCACCATCCTCATCATTCCTATATATCTCCATAGGTATCATGGCAGGAGCTACTACTCTATACTTCAAGTCATCTGAGAAAAACAATTTCTTATGCTCATCAAATGCTAGACCTTTGGTAATAATGGCAGGAGTTGAGGTGAAAGCTATTTGCTCAATCCCTAACTCTTCACCATCTGAATACTCAGGCTCTATAGTAATTTTATAGATTGGTATGTCTTTTGTCATAACTATATTATATTTTTTTTATATTTGTTCAAAAATTAGAAATTATGATAAAATTATTCGGCAAAGAAATCCCATCTAAGATGGATGAATTAACACTAGAGCAGTTCCAAAAGATATCTGCTATCCATAACAATGAAGAGTATGATACTCTTGAGAAACATTGTAAAGTCTTTGAGTACTTAGGCATAACTGAGGAAGAGATGGATGTAGATTTTGACCTGTTCTTAGCTAATGTTAAAGAGTTTAATAACAATAACTATGATAAGAAAGATCCTGTAGAAGAGATAGAGATAGATGGCTATACTTATAAGGCTGAGATGAAGCTCTCAGTGAAAGATAGTAGGATTGTTGAAAAGATTGTTAAGAAAGATAATAAAGAATATATATCAGACATCATGGCTCTTATGTTTAAACGAACTGACCTATCCAATACTGAGCATTATGATCCTGCACATCTCAAGCACAAAGCTAAACTATTCAGCAAGCTCAAAGCAGATATCTCTATCCCTTACCTTACCTTTGTAACCTACAAAATAACTAACCATGCAGAATCTCAAGCTCCCAAAGAATTGGAATCAGATATCAGTGGAGCAGTTCCTGGAGATCAGGAGGCTGAGCAGTGAGGATGGGATGTTCAACTATCAGATTGATGTACTTTCTGCTTTAACAGATAGCGATATCTCTGAATTTGAGGAGCTAGATATAGATGAGCTTACAGTATTAACTGAGCAGATTAAATGGATTAATTCAGAGCCATCTAAGAGGTATAAGAATAAGCTAGATAAGTATGTACTCAAGCCATTCACTAAGATTAGTCTAGGAGAGTTCATAGACCTAGAGCATTACTTCTCTAATAACTACCTAGACCACTTCTGCCACATCTTAGCATTGCTGTACAGGAGAACATCTAAGAACGTTTATGGTGATGATATCATTGAGCCATACAATTACAGCCCATCAGATAGATTAGATTGGTATTTAGACTATAAGATTACTGATGTTTATGGATTGATACCTGAGTATATTAAATTTAGGGAGAAC